TGTGATTGTCGTGGAGTGCGGGTCTTGAACACCACGCGCCTTCACACAAAAATGTTCCGCATCAATGACAACCGCAACATCAGGTGTTTCAAGAATGAAGGCAAGCGCATGATAAATTTGTTCTACCAATCGTTCTTGTACCTGAGGGCGGCGTGAGAAATATTCCACAACGCGATTCAACTTTGAAAGTCCCAGCACCTTGTTTTTAGGAATATACGCAACATGAGCAACACCGCTAATTGTCACGAAATGATGCTCACAGCATGAGGTGACCGAGATGTCACGCTCCAATACCATTTCATCATACCCCATCTTGTTTTCAATGGCAGTACACTTCGGGAACATTGAGGGATCTAATCCCCAAAACAATTCATTGACATACATTTTTGCAACACGCGCAGGACTGTCCTGCAAGCTATCATCATTGAGATTCATACCAAGAATTTTCATGATTTCAGTGAAATGCTTTTCAATCTTCTTCACCTTTTTATCAGCAAAATCAGATGTTTCCATGAAAGGTGTCTCTACACCCAATGTTGCAAGGTGCTTATGTACACGCACGCCTAGCTCAGGGTCACACTTGCCCATTGCGTTACGAATTGCCGATGCATTATACCGTTGCTGTGATTTCATATTATCTCCCAATGACGTTTCCAAAGACATAGCATTGATTTCGGGTTGCTACGTTGAACCCACGATTCATTGCCTCAATACACAAATTTGCAATATCTGGATGCTCTTGTGCATCTTTTGTCGCACCCACAGGCATAATCCAAACGGGCGGCATGAAGTTGTGACACTTAAATCTAATTCTATTTAGGTGATTGTCAAGCTCATTCCAGCTTGCTTCTGTTCCATTACAGACAAACTTCAAGACACTTGATGCACGGGTCATTGTATAATCGTAAATGGTATTTTCATTTACCACATTTTCTTCACCAGACACGGTAAACAACTTTGGACTCATTGCCCAGTGCCAACGTGTACCACCCAACAATTGAAACTCCTTACCAATAAACTCCTTCAGTTCACTTGATAACGGTTTTGTTGCATTTGTTTCAATAGTGACAACTTTCGGCATGTTCTTTCTGTGTGCCAACTCACGCAACACCGCAATGATAACCTTTTGTTGCAACATAGGCTCGCCACCCGTGAAGCACATCATGGTTGATTGCTGAGTGATGGGATGAACAAACTTTCCTTCGGGGTTATGCGGATTCTTGTTTGCATCGACAAGCCGGTCAACCAGCTCCATCAGGTCAACATCTTTCGCTAAATGCTTGTATTTCGCTGACCACGAATATGATGAATCACACCCAGTGGTCCACACGGGCAATTCATTCACATCGGCGATATTGGTTGTATCGAATGTCTCGTATGGCAACACATACGTTGAGGGGTCAGTGGGATTCTTTTGTCCAAATCCATGACAATTTAAGTTGCAACCAAAGAACCGAAGCCACACAGCAGGAACGCCTGCAAATTCAGCTTCACCTTGAAACGAATAAAAGATTTCAGAATAACGTACTTGCATTTAACACCTCCCATGGTATAAAGTAATACTATCACACTACACTGGTGTTGTCAATATATGTTAGAAATGAGTTTCACCTAATTCAGAATCTTCATCCACAATGAGTTCAACGTGGTCTGCTTCATTGATAATGATATCATCTAAATCAGCACTCTGTAGATATTTAGGTTTCCGCGTGGGCATCTTTTTTTCTTTTTTACTATCACTCAATTCTTTATGTGCCACATCGGCTTGTTTCTTTAGATAGCTGACAAAGGCATTGGAATACTCACCTTCGTCATGCGCTTGGCGAATAATGGAATCAATATCCAATGATTCAATATACTTGTATTTGGTTTGTAGCTGACGCTTTTCTTTTTGGATTCTTCGCACAAATGCATAATACGTGATTTGTGTGAAATATGCAAACGGATTGCTTGATTTCTTGGGGTCGAAATTATCCATATAAATCAAACAGTTTTCAATGGCATCTAAAATCATATCTTCACGAAAACTATAATTAATGAAATTACTTTTATATGCCAAGTGGTTTGCAATCTTAATGAAGCAATCACCTATGTAATCAGGTACTTGTGGTTTTTCTGTTCCTGCTTGTTCTGCGGCAATCACACCTGTTTTATGTATAATTAGCGCATCTAAAAATGCTTTGTTATCAATGTAATGTTTACTATCCTCTTTCTTCTTCGCCATAATACTCTCCTTCAAAATTAGTTTCATCATCAAGGTCAACGTAGCGTAATTCGCCAGGGGTTATTTCTTTAAGAAAATCATCTACCGCGTCTGAACGTTCAATCTTATCGCGTGTTTCATTTGCATGAGTAAGATAATCAACATATTGTCGTTTCACCTCACGCTTCACACCACCAATTGTCATAACAATATCTACACTCAATGTGAATTCTTCGCTATCGCTAAGTCCAATCCAGGGACGCATAAGAAAAGATTCACTTATAATCTTTCCTCCTTTTCGAACTTCTTTATGAGGAATAACTTGTACAGGTGCGGTAATGGAAATAAACGTTTCTGACGCAAGAGATTTGACATCACTATTCATGGTGCATAGGATGGTCTCCCCTGTTTTAAGCTTTACAATTTTATAAAAGCCAGTTGTATCATCCATGTAATGGTATTGTGATGAGTGCGTAATTAAATCCTTCTTCATTATATATTTTTACTCTCTCAATTAAATGTAATAGGGTGTAATTCTTATGGGTCTTCCAGGATAAATTGTCACCAATATCAAACAATTTACATTTTTCTTTTTGCTCACCTAACCGTAATCCACGTCCAATACTTTGCAAATTTCTAATACGTGATTTTGTAGGTGATGCAAATACAATGTTATGCAGATTTCTAATATTTATGCCTGTAGAGAATGTCCCATAGGATGCAACAATGATTGCGTTATTCTGTGTCTCGGTAATGGCACGAATTTGTTCTCTGTCTTCCGCTTCAATACCACCGTGAACAAAGAATAGCTTTCGGTCATCTACCATTTTCTCTTTCAATAATTCAACTAATACTTTGCCGTGTTTTTCAACAAATTGAAACAATACAAGTGTGTTCCCTTTTTGGTCTACAACTAAATTCCGAATAAACTTGTTACGTTTGGGATGTGTTACCAACCAATCTAATTCTTCTTGATAGCTGTAATTCTTCGCCAACTTCTTTTCTTCATCTGTATAATCCAACTGCAAACAAGTGATTTTCAATTCTGCTAGTTGGTTGACATCCATTAACTTCTTTGTTGTTGTGACTTTATGTGTGACACCAAACAATCCTTCAAGCACTAAGCGATGCGTTTTTGTGCCGTCCAATGTCCCGGTTGTGCCAATTTTATGTACAGCATTGACGCACTTATGTAAAATGGATGTCAACGATTTCGATTTAAACAAATGTGCCTCATCCCCATAAATGACATCGAATTTTTCGAAATATGATTTCGGCATCTTGTAAATGCTTTGCCACGTGGAAATCACCACAGGAACATCGTTCACCTTTTCTTTACCTGAATAAATGCGTGAGCAATTTTCTGAGACTTTCCAATTGGTTGCTGAGGCATAATCGGCAAAGTCACCATACAATTGTTCAACCAATGATGTTGTGGGAACAATGATGAGTTGCGTTCTATGTTGCGCTTGATGCCAGCGCACCAACGCATAAATGATTAAACTCTTTCCACTTGCTGTGGGAGAAAGTAACAGCGTTCTGGTGCGGCGAAGCGACTCACGGACTGCATCAACTTGGTAATCACGAATTTCAATGTCTTTGCCTTGTGATTGAAAATTCAATGAGTGCAGAAAGCTGTCAAGCTGTGTGATGTCATCACGCATAACCTCACACTTGTCAACAAACGTGTATCCATTTGTCTCACAAAATGATTGCACATATGGAAGAAGTCCAACATATAATTCTTTACCAAACACATTGAATAAACGAATCTTTCCATCCCAGAGCTTTGCACGATATTGTGGGGTGAATTGCGCGCCTGGCACCGCAAAGGTGAAGAAGTCATTCATCTCAAGTAGAATGCCTGCATCAGCATCCACGTGAAGATACACTTCATTCTTTTTAGTTGCCGTGACTATCACAAGCCCCCGTTGGTAAACTTATACCATTCAATCGAGGATTTAATATCCCATGTTCGGCTATTAATGCTTTTCAATATTTGTTCCAATTGAAACATCAATGTCTTGTAATATTCCAATCTATCAATGCTACGAATAATATCATCATCTGTTTGTAACACATCATCTATCTCATTTTTCAATGGGCGGTTATTAAGATACTGCTCCCAGCCCAGATCGGTCAGTTCTTCGCGGGTCAACTCACCACGGAAATAGCGTGTTTTAAGTTTACGCATACGCAAATATTCCGTTTCGGTTTTGCGAAATTGCAACCGAACGGACGTAAGCATGTTTAAATATTTTGCATGTAGTTCAGGCACTCTTGCGGCAGACCGACCTAAATTTGTTTGGTCAATCTTACAATCTTCTGCCCACATGTCCTGTAATTCATTTAGTTTCATATTTCACCTCATCATGTAATATACATGTGCGACAAATAGTTGTCAAGTCCTATAACAAACTTTTCACAGTGAACACACGATATTTAAATACAGCAACAGCGGAAAAATATTGTGTTTGTCCTGATGATATGTCAAAATCCACCCCGGACAATGAGGTTGGAAAACAGTCGGCAAAATCCAATTGTGCAACTGGATTGTTGTTTGAATCCAACACCATTAAGGTGGCATCACTATATTCGGTTAAATCCGTTTTTCTAGGAACGGTTAACACATTGCCTGCACCCACATCAGTATTGTTTACTTGTGGATTACGAAACGATTGCTGAATGAAGCGGGATTGAAACTGTGAGTGGTCAGACGGAAATCCTAATGCAACAATCCAATTATACAACTCAATGTAGTTTGCCATGTCTTCCTGGATTAAAAATCTCACGGTGAGTTCACCGAAATCAATTTTCTCGCCCGGCCGGGGAATGTTTACCAAAGATGTAGCTTGTGTTGCAAAACCAAGATTGATGCTAGGAATGTTTGCGGCTTGACAAAAATATGTGACTTTGGGCAAGCTTTGAATAATAAACCGAAATCCATTGGGACGTAGGTAATTCAATTGGTCTGGTTGCTTACTATCCCACTGTCCTTCAGCAATAGAAATTTTCGATGTGATTGTCATGATGATGTTGGTTAAATTCGTGGCTTGACATACACTTGACAACGTAGTAAAATTACTATGTTGTGATAGATGAATAATACTAGTAACTATTTATATAGTCCATAATACGTAAACTCCGTAAAAGGAAAGAGAGAGCCCAGTGAAGGACTCTCCCTTTTCTTTTTTTACAGCTACTTACATCTTAGAGAAGGTTTGTGACCTTCAACCGACGATAGTAATGGTTTGCATTAGCAGTGAATGTATCTTGGTCTGCTGTGCCGTTGGATAGACCGTTCGTTGTGACGAATGGATTTGAAACCATGCCATAACGTGTCTTGAATCCAATCTTGGGTTGGAACGTATTTGGGTCAATTGCACGAACCATTTGTAGTGGAACGTATGGGCAGTAGAAGATACCTGCGTCATAAGCATTTGTTCCCTTGTAGCCAACGACTAAGAACTGTGATGCTGAGTTTGTATTTGCTGAGTATGGGTCGATGAACACCTTGAAGCGACCATTCAATGTGCCAGCAAATGTGTTGCCTGTGTCATCTGATGAGATGTTGTCGTTTGTTGAAAGAGCTGGTGTGTAATCCAACTTGCCAGCCATTGCTAAAGCGGCAGCTACGTCTGAAGAACAGATAACAAAGTTACCACGTCCCCGACGGGTTTGCTGTGCGATAACGTTTGCATCGCGCTCGATTTGGAACATCAAGCCCTTGAAACGTTCCACTGACCAACGACCGTTTGAATCAACGTCAAGGTCGAATGTGCCTGGGACTGCTGTTGATGCTGCACCTGGCTTTGCAACTGTGTAAATCTTACGGATGACTTCACGATTCTGTTCAGCAAGAATTTCTTGTGAAAGAATGTTGGCCAACTCGCCTTCTGCATCAAGACCATGAATTGCCTTCAAGTCTTGTGCTAATTCTACAGTGTATTCAGCCTTCAAAGCGCGTGACTTGGCTGTTACTGTGGTCTTCTCGATTGAGAAAGCCATTTCATTCAATGTCGTGCCGTCGCCGAAAGCTTCTGCATCTGCTGTGTCGCGTCCGCCAACGTTGGTGTATGTGCCGTCAACTGGGTTTGAACCTGTGCCGGCGAGTGAGCCGAGGTAACCAGCTGAGAAACCTGTTTCAGCTTCGTTGAACAACGCTTCTGTTCCTGATTGTGTTTGGTGACGCGATTTCATAGCGAAGATTAAGCCTGTTGGGCCTGTCATTGGCTGAACGCCGCAAACATCATACGCCATCAAGTTTGGAAGTGACCGACGAACCAATGAGATAAGAATTGGATTGTAGTTGTCGATTCCGCCGCCGCCAACTGAGTTGGAGATGGTTTCATTCAACATACTGTTTTCTTCACGCATTGCCTTTTCTTGGTTCTCAAGAATTACGGCTGTTACTGCGCGCTTGTATGCATCCTTGATTTGTGGCAAGTCGGCATGGTCAAGAACTGGTGCCCACTTTGATTGAAGATTCTCTGATAAAAACATTTACGCTCTCCTGTTTAGTTTTTTACGTGTTAAACGTTACTATTATTTATACAACTATTACTTTTCAAAACGTGTACGTCCCATTGATTGGGCATACTTTGCGACTGATGCTGATACTTCTTCTTGAATGGTTGAACTATCTTCTGTAAGTGTTGATGACCCTGATGACTTTGGGAAATAGTTGTTTTTAATAACATTCAATTTTTGTTCAAAGATTGCTGCATTTTCAAATTCAACTTCTTCTACTAAACCATGAAGTTTTTCAGCTTCAGTTTGCGCTAAATCTGAGGTGACTTTTGCAAAAATTGCATCACGCTTTGATTCATCTAACTCTTGCTTGAGTTCGATTGATTCTGCGATTACTTCATTGACCTTTTCAATTAATGCTTCATTCTGCGCTTGCATTTCACCGAGAACGTCAATTTTTTCTTCTGGAATTTCGATATAGTTTTCTTGGAATAATGTCTTTAAGCCAGCGATGAAATCTTCGGTAACTTCTGAGCGAAGACCTTCTTCAACAGCAAGTTCGTTATTCTTCAACCATTGTTCAGCAACGAAGTTTAAATATGCGTCAACGTTGTTAACAAGTTCTTCTTGAATATCAGCCACAATTTTTGCTGATTCTTCTAAAAGAGATTCTTCGATTTCATCCATTTCAAATGCAACACGCGCAGTTACAACAGCTTCAAACAATGAAGCGGCGTTTGCCTTAAAATCTTCTGAAAGGTCTGTTTCTGATGCAAATAATTTTTCAACATCAGATGATAATGATTCCTTGATTTTCTTCATCAACATATCTTTCTTGGCTGTCATCTTACTCTTACCGTCTTTTTCAACTTCTTCTAATACAACGGCTTCATTTCTTGCTTTAATACGTGACTTTAGACGGTCAGCAGAAGTCTTAGTAATTTTTCCTTTACCTGGACCTTTAGTTGCAATTTGTGGCTTCGGTCGAGTTTGCAACGATCCATACTTGTTGGGGGTATCTGCCTTTGACTTCTTGTAGGTGTTATCAGAATGTGGATGACCCATATCATCAGCGCGTGCACCGAAGTCATCATGATGAACATCATATGCCTTGGGATTGCTTCTCCACTTAGCAGCTTCTTCAAGTTCTAATTCTTCGTCATCTTCTTCGTCTTCCTTACTCATTTCTACCAATTCATAGTTTGCCTGTTCTTCTTCTGACAATGCATTGAATTCTTCTTCGGTAAGGTCGATTTCTTCTGACATTAATACTTCTAATTCTTCTTCTGTTAATTCTCCCAATAGTTCCAATTCTTCTTCTGTTAAATCTCCCAATAGTTCCAATTCTTCTTCTGTTAATTCTTCTTCGGTTTCTGATACATCAACATCTTCCTTAGCCATGATGTTACCAACGCGGCTAACAGCAGAAACTAAATCCATGTAGTCAGTGAAGTTTGTTGCTTTACCGGCACCCTGACCAGCTGGCAATGTGCTATCCTTTGCCATTTTTGCTGCCTGTGTCTTGCCCTGTGTTTCTTTATCTGTTTCTGCATCAATTGATGCATGTTCAGATGACCCTTGTTCTGGTGCTTTTGCATCCATTGGACCAGCGTGTGGCTTTAAATTGGCTGCTGATTTAACTGAAGCACCCGCCTTTGAACCCTTATCTAGTGTATCGTATGCTGACTTTTGTGACGAACCCTGCATCATGGGTTCTGTCTCTTTTGAATTCTCTGCGCCAGGATACATTTCTGATAAAGATTCTGGTTTGTTGTTTAAAAATTCCCGAATCTTGTTTTCTACAGACATGTGTTATCTCCTAATATAGTGTACAAAATCTACGTATTATTTATACAACTTACTACTTTGAAATGCTTGAAAGGAAGTTTTCAAACACTCTGAGTTTCACTTCTTCCAACTGTTTCCGACTTGTTTGTTCAATAAGCTTCTTGGTTTCATCAATATTCTGATAAGTCCATGAACCATTAACGAACATCCATTCAGCATTTTCCATAATTCCACGAACAAATGCATCAGGTGCTGATGGGTCGGCAACGATGTCAGCCGCAGTCGCTAAATAGAAATCACTTTGTACTTCATTGACTCCTTCTTTGTTTACAACCATTGTTCCCATACCACGTGACGAAACACCTAATTTTGCGCCTTCGTCAAGAAGATTCTTGGCAATTTTACCCATGGGTGTGTCCATGATTTTTGCCTTACCAATAAAATTATCACCATCTTCTCTGAGTGATACAATCATGTGTGATACACGGTCAAGATTGATGCTAGGTCCTTCAGGGTGTCCCAGTTCACCAAATGCTCTCTTGCTATCAACATATTCCTTCATGTACCGTCCAACTTCTTTTTTCATGATATCTTTAGGATAGACACGACCATTTCTATTCTTGAGATTACTTTGTAAGAAAACCCCTTCAATGAAATAATTCTTTGTTGCTCCTGCACCTTCAGAAATAAATTGTACGTCCTCGACGAGTTCAGAAATAAGTTTCATAATATCCTCTTAGAGATTTTGGTTTAAGTGTTGTGAATCGCCCCAACCAGAAATCTTCATTATTTCTAGAATAACAGTGCCACCTGTTGAAGGAGTAGTGACAACAATACTTTCCGTGTTGCCTCTGTTATCATTGTATCCGTTCATTTGTAAATCGTATGCGCCTGCAAGATACCATAACACTTCACTATCGCGTGTGACTGTTGCTGGGACTATACCTGGTACTGTCCACTGCATGCCCCGAATATTCGCTTTAGGACCATCAGGTGTTTGTCCTGCTGTTGCTAAATCAACAAGTGCAATTGTTTCTTCCATGCTCTCACCCGACACTGCAACCACTGTGTGAATAGGGGTGTTTTTTAATATGGTGTATGCCATTTATAGTATTCCTCTTCTATTGTAGATACTTTAACTTATACAACGTGCTGGTAATCAGCTCGACAATTGCATCAGTTTGATTTTGAATATATGAATCTTGTGGAATTTCTTTACGAATGGTTTCCACCATACTAAGTAGGTCTGTGAAATATTTATTCACCTCAGTTTGCGTTGCCTTGTTAATCACTGTTGCTGACCCAATGTAATCTGAGACAATGCCATATTTTCCTTGATAACTTTCAATTAATCCATCTGTTAAATCAACGATGTCATCATAATAACCATTCAACGCCTTATGGGCAGCGTATGATGATGTTTGTAAGTGAAAGATATGTGCTTGTGTTCTGCTTGCAAATAACAATGACACAAGGGTTGCAAATTGAGTATTCATGTTAATTGTCTGCTCCATAGTGATGACCGAATAGTGAGTCTATACGCGCTTGCAGTCTAGCCTTAGCATTGCCTGCGCGTACCGATTTTTTTGCTAGATGTGCATCCTTACGTTTCTTTAAAATTTCTGCGGCACGTTCACGACCAGGAGCCCGAGTGGTAGGAGCTGCAATCTTTGCCTTGTAGCGATAACTGCGTAATGTTTTATTTTTCAATTCGGTAAGTTCAACTTCTTCTTTCTTCATCATCGCATACTTGGCACCAAGAGCCATTCGAATACGCTC